GAATAATAGATATATCTCTCCATAAAACCTTATAGTAGCGCTTTAAAAAAGGAACTATATAAGTAGTTTGTAGGGAATGTAGGTAGTTTTTTTAAATAAAACGTGTTTTTGGATTTGTAATTTCAAAAATGAAAAAAGGACATTTATAAATGTCCAAAATGAGTTTTAGAAATAGAGAATTAAAAATGAAAAACGTGAAAATTGGGTTTAGAGCATAATGCTCTCGTTTTGGTTTTTGAGAATTTCATTTATGACCATCTATTTTTTTTTTGTTTTTTAAAAATTTTATAAAATATTTAGGCGGCTCTTTTTTATGTCACCAATATATAGTGACGGATGGTGACAAAAAACGAGCCAGAAAATAATTATAAATTTGTATGCGAAGATTGTGACTATAAATGCTTTAAGAATGCTAATTGGAAGAGACATATTTCCACAGCAAAACATAATAAAGCTCTTTTGGTGACGGTTGGTGACGGAATTGGTGACGCAAAAACGAGCCCAGTTAAATTTAATTGTTTGTTATGTAATAAGGTCTATAAATCGCGAAATGGATTATGGGCGCACACCAAAAAATGTAAAAAAAATCAAGAAATTATTTGTGACGATACGAATAAAACCGAAAATGAAAATATTACCAGTTTAGCTATGGAAATTATAAAAAGTAATGTAGAATTACAAAAACAAAATAGCGAGCTGCAAAAGCAGAATAACGAGCTGCAAAAGCAGGTATTAGAGATTTGTAAGAATATACAACCAAACATGATAAATAATCACACTATTAATAGTCATAATAAGACATTTAACTTAAATATGTTCCTCAACGAGGAGTGTAAGGATGCTATGAATATTATGGATTTCGCTAATTCAATTACATTACAGTTAAAGGATCTAGAACACGTGGGTTCAAATGGTTATGTTAATGGTATTTCTTCAATAATACTCAAAGAACTTAATGAACTGGACATAACAAAACGCCCGGTTCATTGTAGTGATGCTAAGAGAGAAACATTATATGTTAAAGATGAAGATAAGTGGGAAAAAGAATGTTCAGAAAATACAAAAATTAAAAAGGCAATAAGAACCGTAGAGAAGAAAAACATAAAATTGATAAGTGAATGGACTGATAAACATCCCAAGTTTACAAATTCAACCACAAGAGAAAATGACGAATATCTTAATATTTTGATAGAAACTATGGGTGGAAAAGGTGATTACGAAAAAAACAAAAATAAAGTTGTTAAGAATATTGCCAAGGAAGTCGTTATTGATAAAGATTTGTAAAAAATATAAATTATATAAAAATATGAATCATTAGGAAAAAATATGAATTATATAAAAAATCATGAAAACAACAATATCCGTAATATACTAATTATCAATATTGGGTAAATTTTGAGAAACAATTGACATCAATGTTTCTCCTGCTTCTAATAATCTTTCATATCCACCCGTTGTTTGTTGAATTGTAGAATCTAAATCTTCCAATTCTTTTTCTGATTGTTGAATTGTAGAATCTAAATTTGTAATTTTCAGTTTAATTTCTTCGATAGCATTGTTTAAATTTTGTCTTTCTTGCATGTCGCTGGTTATTTTAGTTTTAAGAATTTCAGATTTAGAATTTAGTTTCTCTAAAGCCTTTGTAAGCGTAGAAATAATATCCATATTATAAACCATAATGGTATTATTATATGGATTTAAACGATTTATAAAAATTCTCACGAGCCGGATTCGAACCAGCGACAGTAGGTTTTCAAATTATAATTTCCACTACAGACCCACGCTCTACCAACTGAGCTATCGCGAGATAAATAACTTTATTACTAAAGTATAAAATTATAATATAAATAAATTTTGTAATTTTATACGAATTGATCCTAAATTTTTATTTATTACACTCCTAAAGTTTTACATATCTAGACTTATAGTATTTTTTTCGCTACTTTTTCTATTTTTTGGTCGTCCTGGTTGTTTGGCTTTTGAAATTTCTTTTAAATCTTGAATACTAATAGTACTACTATCTTTTATATCATGTTTATTTTCCTGAATATTAATAGTCTTTGTTTTCAATCCTCCTAAAAGATCCGAAATATCGGTAGGGCCTCTCATTTCGGGACGTTTTGGAGCATTTTCTCTAGTTGAACGTTGTGGAGGTTGTGGACCTACATTGCTGTATTGTCCCTGAATATTAACCCCATCATCATTACCTCTCGCAGCAGACATATCTGGTCTGTTTGTCGGAACTTGTGAACGCTGACTTTTGTTTACCTGAGTTTCCATGGGCGGAGGCGGAGGTCCTGGCGCTACATTTGGTGGCGGAGGTTTTCTATCACCCATAACATCATTCATAAATCCACCAAATCCCGGGTTGTTGTTACCCATGCTATTCACTGCTGCCTGGGTAAATTGTTGGGCAAGTTCTGGATTTTGGCGCATAATATCATCCATGCCAGGCATTGCAGACTTAAACATAGTATTTGTCATATGAACCATAATTGCCGATCCACCAAGTTGAAACAACAGTTTGAGTTCAGGAGCCATTGTGGCTTTTGATTTATATTTTTCATGAAGCTCACCGAAAATTTCATCATAGTCGTTAACATTTTCATTAACTTGTTCAGCCCATCCATCTAATTTAAAATCAAAGGGGTCAAATCTATTATTTAAAAATTCCAAACCAGTAACAGCAGCCATCAACATACGACCCTGAAACTTACAACTGTTGTCTTTTTCTTTGTCTGCAATAATCATCTCATATTCGCCTTTCATTTCGTCTAATGACGATTCCATGTTGTATTGTTTGGTTAGTTTTACACCTTTTGTCACTAACTTCTCTAAATTTCGCAAAACTTTGAATTTTTCTTTAAGCAATTCCTCATTACTTAATCTTGGTTTCGTAGAAATATTTTTATCTGGATCAATAGGAATATTATTAAACTTTCCAAAACCATCCCATGTTTTCGCCGAGTCACTGCCGAGTTGTTCAGCAGTGGATTTTCCAATACTAATACCTGGATTATCATCTGTATCAATGTTAACCGTTTCTACATCATCCGAAAAGTTGAGCTTAAGAGAATTATTAAATAATCCTGACTTTGATGTGGATTTGCTAGAAGTTGGTTCAATATCAGAGAGGTCATTTAGTTCGTTTTCCAAATCGGTAATATCATCTAAATTGATGTCTCCGTTTCTATCTTTATTTCCATCAGACTTTAATTTATCATTCATTAAAAGTTCAATACCGCCTCCAAAATTAACCGATGGTTTGGATGTAATATCACTTGTATTTAAATTAATAATAGATTCATTATCACCTCCTTGTAAATTTATAACTTCCGGATTAACTTCAACCATTTATGATATATTTATAAGTTTTAATTTTAAGTAATTCATAACGCAATATATTCTATTCTATTTTGATTAATTTTTTATTTCTTAAAAACCAAAGACCCTGTAACAATGAATCTGCTAAATCATCTTTTTTTTTATGTTTTGACACAAATGGCAACCAATCCATATTTAACGGATTTTTTGCTAAAATATCTTTTGTAATGTTAACACCGATTTTCTTTCTTTCGGCATATGTTGTTTTTTGATCTCCAATAAACTCTTTTAATTTATTAGACGAAGATACAAAGTCGATATTTGTAATATCTTTCATAATAAAATATTGCGCAATCATACCTTGAATACTTTTCATTCTGTTTGCAATAGGACTAATTTGATTTTCAATAACAATTTGATCAACATTTTGAATATCAGAGTATTTTTCTAATTCATTTTTTAATGATATGCCGATAGATACTAAATTCATGTTATTTGCTGATTGTTCTTTAACTGGTTCAAGCATTTTTTCATCTGTATATTTTATAATTTTTTCAGTTATTAGCGATTTATTGAGCGATTTATTGAGCGATTTATTGAGCGATTTATTGAGCGATTTATCACCATTAATATTAATATCGTATTTCTTGGCGATTTCTAATAAAGTGCTAATTTTTGTTCTTTTTAATTTTATTTTTAACAACTCTGACGTTGGAACTAAAAATTCGGATTTTTTTGAATGTATTCTACAGTAATATACATCATTCTTACAATATTTCGACTTGTTACCACAAATGCCTTTTTTCGTATTAAAACAACACGTGGGATGTTCCCCGCACAAATTAATAACTTCCCATTTTTCTATTTTAAACATCATATCTGGTTTGGTTTCAATAATACAACACGCTAAATTTTTAATTCCAACGTCTATGCTTAATATTTTCATATATATATATAAATGATTGTGTTATTATTTTATATTAAAAAATAATAACACTTAATTAGCGCTACGAACACCATTCTGTAATAGTTGTGCCTGTGTCATTACTGGTGTGACCATGCGGCATTGAAGTTGATATCTAGAGAGATATTCCTTCTTTAAATCACTATTTTCATACCCGTATGGCTGAGCATTATCAGTACATGATTTATAAAGATATGGCGTATTTGATACGTTTTTGCCATCACCATAACGCGCAGGACAACTACAACATTGGTCACAAGCAGATAACTGGTTGTGCTTGATTATATTATCTGCATTATGCGTAAGATATTTACGGTATTGCCAGTTGGTTGTAATACCTTCCGTCTTTCTGATTTCAGCATTAATTGCTGCTCCGGGCTGCCACTTGGCATAATTTCGCCCATCTGCCATAATTGGTGGAAAGTCAAAATGAATATTATTTGATCCTGTATAGCAAGTTCCCCAACTCATATTAATATAATTATAGAAGATAATTATTTATTCAAAACTTCTAGCAGAGCATTTTTTTTCATTTTTTTGGCATCATTTTTTGAAGCTAATTTACGGTCAACAATAATTTCTCTTAAAGTGGCTACACTCATATTGCTTAAATTCGTATTTGTCGGTTGATCTGGAGAAATGTTTAATATTTCAAAAGCATCTTTTTTATTGGAAATAAGAGGCTCTGTGTCGTTTTCTTCTTCGTCACTATCATCATCATCATCACTAGAACTTTCTTCTAAATCTTTAATGTTATCAGTGACTTCTTCGACATTATCAGTGACTTCTTCGACATTATCAGTGACTTCTTCGACATTATCAGTGATTTCTGTAATTTCATGTATATTTGATTCTTGATGTTGCTGTGGGGAGACTAAATGAGAAATATCATCTAAAGAAATTTCATTCGACGACATCATAGAAATTACCTTTATAGATGAATCGTTTGTGTTGTTAAACTCACTGAGTCCCGGCATAGATCCAATAATATTTTCAATAAGATTTAAATTATCAAGAGATAATTCATCACTATTTTGTTTATTAAGATTGGCAACATAATCTACAATATGGGTATTTCTGTTGTTATTATTGTCGTCGTTATCACTCTCGTTATCACTCTCGTTATCACTCTCACTATCACTATGGCTATCACTATCACTATCGCTCTCAGTATCACTGTTGTCAGATACTTCAATCTTATCATTTGTATTTAAATGACTGGAATATACCGATTGATCTATATTTAATTCTTCAACTGCGTTAATAGCCTCATTAGTCGCTAATTCATTTACGCTTGGCCTATACGGCACTTGAACATGCATCTCACCACCTCCACTATATTGTAGTTGTGTTTGGACATTACTAATAAAATCTGCTAAAACTTGATTTTGACGGTTTAAGTTTCTCTCTAATGTTACAAAACGAGTATTACAATAATAGACTATTACTCCAGCCAATAATAATGTAATACCAATCGTTATAATAAAATTACTTGCGAATAATCCTGATAAATTAAAGTTCATTATTTACAACTCATTCATATATTTTAAATTTTTATTAAACGAATTATCTTAAATAATTAATTCATCTATAATTTTTTTTGTCATTGTAATAATTTCTTCGGGATATTCTAAATCTTTTAATACTTTTATTCCACCCTTTATATCCGAGATTCCTTCCGCCAGTTTATAACTATATGTAAAATCATCACCTACTTTATCAATTTTCATATGACTATTTAAAACACATTTTTCTTTATTTAAACGACGACATAAATCCAAGAAATGTGTAGTAATCATATATGTAATATTTTTGTTTTTATTTAAATATTTCAAAAAAGACGTCGCACTACCGATGGCTTCGTATGGATTTGTTCCAGAATAAAGTTCATCGAAAATACAAAAATGACGTGTTGTATTTCCAGACTCTTCAATTACATCTAATATATTTTTGCATCGCCTGGCTTCAGCTTGAAAAAGACTATCTCTGGCAGAAGTATCTGGTATATTAATATAACTATGTATGTAGTCAAACGGTGTAATGGTGGCCGATTTATAAAATCCATATCCTGTTTGTTGAGAGAAAAGAATATTGAAAATGGTAGTTTTCAATAATGTTGTTTTCCCCGCCGCATTTGGTCCAGTAATAAGAATATGTTTATTTAAATCATATGTATTCTTTACAGGACTACTTTCCATTAATGCAGGGAAATATGCATCAACAAATTTAGTTTTCCCTCTACCAAATTTACATTTGGCGATATGTTTATCTTTCAGTGATTTTTTCATCATTGTAATATTATGTAAATATCCATTGAATTTAAATGAATATTCCAAGGCATCATGATATGGCTCTCTTTTGTATAATTGATAGAAACATTTGAGAAGATGACCAGTTTGAAATATTTTTTTAAGAGAGAATTTATGCGGAGTAACCTTGTTAAAATCATCGCGCATAGCACAAAGAACATATCGTTTCATTTTCATTTTATCAACGAACGAATCGTAAGAATTTAATTTTTCGCAGCATTCGGCAAATTTATCCATCTTTTTTATAGTTTCATCGGCATAATCTCTCATGATAAATATTTGTTGATGTAATTTTTCCATATTAGATGTAAATCTAATACATGACATTACATTTTGGTAGACCTGAACGCTATAAAATACAAAGGTGACAAGTATATATATGCGTTTTTCCCAAGATGCCGAGGCCACGCTGAATATTTGTCCTAGTTGATGTTTTTGAAAAACCTGTTTAAGAATTTCAAAATATTTCGCAGTTGTAATTGGGATACCTTGTATTTTAAGTAAAAAGAATGGAATAATTAATAAAAAAATTGGTAATGCTAAAGAAATAATAGGCGAAGTCATGTTGTATAAACTCATGCATTGTAGAAATTCGGCGCTATTATTTAATGTTTTAAGCCACGACCAGTCTAAATACTGATATTTTTCCTCAAAACTAGTTTCTGTGATAATCTCAGTCCATATCTCTCTAATATTATCATAATTATTGCTGATATCAATTATAGGTATATCAGCGCTGATTAATTTTTGCGAATCCTTTAAAAATTGTTTATTCGCTGTGTAATATTCACTCCATAATGGTAGTGTGGAATTTGCGTATTCTATATTGCCTGGATTGAAAACATTGTTATATAGTGACGTTTCTGTTTCTGTTTCTGTTTTTTTTAATTCTAAATCATTTGTAATGTGGTCTTCCAACTTTATTTTATCCTCTAAATGATAAATTGGGAGTTGAAACTGTTCTATTTCTGTAGTCATTATACACAGAAATAGAATATTAGTAATTATATGAAACGAATATATTATTTGGCGGCCCAGGAAGCAGGTAATTCGGTAATTTCAGTTGAATAATGTTGTTCAATTTCCTTAATTTTACGTGAGTCTCTTCGTGTTACAAAGTTAATTCCCACTCCCTTGCGCCCCCACCTGCCACTGCGACCAATTCGATGCAAATAAGTATGAATACAGTTTGGAACATCGAAATTAATAACCGTGCTGACTTGCTGAACATCAATTCCTCTCGCAGTAACATTGGAAGAAATAAGAACACGGTTTACTCCACTCTTGAAATCAGTATAACTTTTTTTACGTTCTGCATTATCCATATTGCTATGAATTTGACATACAGGAAAATCATCAGCCATCATAGCATCGTAAAGGTCTTGTACACGCTTAACGCTGTTGCAATATATAATACATTGACTCATACTCAAAATTCCATACAAATCCTTGAGAGTATCGTATTTTTGTTCATCGCAGTCTAAAGCAATATAGTGTTGTTCAATACCTTCTAAAGTGAGCGCCTCTGTTTTAACAAGAATTTTCACTGGATCTCTCATAAATTTATCGGTCAAAGAATTTAGTTCTACGGGCATGGTCGCGCTAAAAAGGGCAACCTGGATGTCTTTTGGCAAATATTGGAAAATATTATATATCTGTTCCTTAAATCCAGAAGAAAGCATTTCATCGGCTTCATCCAACACAATTAGACCGAGATTTTCTGTCTTCAACTTCTTTCTGCGGAGCATATCGTGAATACGACCAGGACAACCTATAATAACATGAGGAGTATTGCTATTGAGACTATCAACATCATCTTCTATTGATGTTCCTCCAATTAGTAATTGTGTTTTTAATCCAGTCATCATATTTCCTATTGAATTAATAACATCTTTGGTTTGAATAGATAGTTCTCGTGTGGGGGAAATAATCAATGCCTGTGTTACAGGCTTTTCAGTGTCTATTAATTGAAGTGTTCCAATTGCGAAACACCCCGTTTTACCCGTTCCCGATTGTGCTTGAGCAATAATATCCTTTTTATTAAATAGAGGTGATATGGCTTTTTTTTGAATTGGACTGGGACTTTCGAAACCATAAGCGTAAATACCTCTTAGCAAGTTACTCTTACAATTTAAATCATCCCATTGATTAATTTCATCACAATATTTATTTTCTCTACCGGTTGTATTGATGTCTGACATTATAATCTTATAATATTTTGTAAAATGCGTTTAAGTGTATTATCATTAAGTTATATATTTTAAATTAAATTGATATAAATATGTGACTACATATATTTATAGGTAATTAAATATGGCTACTTTTGTAACAAAATACGGAATCGATGATTTTAAGAAAATTATGTTTGATGGATTTTCATATAATTTAGACCCTAGTATATTATCCATTATTCAATCAATTGCTGATCAGGTTGGGTCACCAGAGTATATTAAAACGCCATTTTTCCCTAAACGAAATAATCAAAAACATATCAAGTCGAGACGAGATGAAAAAATAAATGACGAGGATTGGGAAATGATTAGAACATTTCAAGCAACGGAAATGGCGAAAAAAGAAGGAATCGAGGCTGTGATTGATAATATTCGTAAACATTTGAATAAGATGACAGACAGAACATATGATACATTAAAAACTAGTATTGTATTAGAAATAAAAAAGCTTATACCAGAATCGGGGGAAATTGATGATAATTTGTTGACAGAATTAAATAAAATCGGGAATTCGCTATTTGGTATTGCGAGTAGCAATAAATTTTATTCCGAAATGTATGCCAGGTTGTATAAAGAACTGATGGAGGAGTTTAGTTTTATGGAGCCTATTCTACGAACGAACTTTGATGAATTTAGTTCTCTCTTTAAAAAGGTTGAGTATTGTCATCCTAATGATGATTATGATAAATTTTGTGAAAATAATAAAACAAACGAAAAACGAAGAGCAATTAGTGATTTTTATATTAATTTAATGAAATATAATCTTATTGATAAGGATGATATTATAAATATTATTATGGACTTGCAAATTGATGTGGATAGGTTGATTTGTGAAGAAGATCAAAAAAATATAGTAGAAGAATTGTCTGAAATTATGTATATTTTGGTAACAAACTCTGTTAATATGTTAGGAACACATTCTAAGTGGAGAGGATTAATTAGCAACATTACCCATATCGCCAATATGAAGGTAAAAACCAAGCCAAGTATTTCTAGTAAGACGATATTCAAATATATGGATATTATTGATGTGCTGGAATAATCTTTATTAAAGCAAATAATAATTAAATAGAGTATTAGTAGTATTATAGATGCAAAATATTTTTTATAATATTACAGAAAAAAACAATACGGAAGATAATGATGAATTAAATAACATCGATGAAAATAAATTATTAAATGAACTCAATGAGGAGTATTTTTCTAATGTTGGAGAGATAAAAACTAAGATGCGAACTGATACATCGCACGCCTTGGAATTAGAATATAATACTAATTATGGTGTAAAGGATTTGGGGAAAATACTTGATTATTATGGAATGAGTAAACGAAAATTGCGCAAAGATGAGATGGTTCAGTTAATTGTATTTTTTGAGGAAGATGCGAATAATTTTAAGGTGGTATCGCGTAGACGACGATTATGGGAAAATATTAAAGAACTTCAGGATGATAAATATTTTAGTAGGTTTATTATTTTTTAATTATAAACAACGTAAAAATTATATATATTTAATCTATAATGGTGAAATCTATATTAGACCCATCAATTAATTATCCCGAAATTAGAAAACTTAATAGTGAGGACATAGATTACGAGACATCTATTTATGAAACTAATATTTTTGATAAAGACATTGTGATTGCTTTGGGCCAAGAAAAATTCTCGTTTATAGATAAAAATATCATCTATTTTCCTGTTTATATTGTTAAAGATGACAAAGTAGATACACAAATTGGTGTATATGAGATTATGGCAAATAGACAACCTGATATTTTAGATGATGATGGAGATATTGATGTAAATGAACTGGGTGATTTATTATTGTATTCTTTTGTGGATGAATCCTTAATTGCAGATGTAGACCAAGATGTAGACCAAGATGTAGACCAAGATGTTGAGGCGGATGTAGACCAAGATGTTGAGGCGGATGTAGACCAAGATGTAGAGCCGGATGTAGACCAAGATGTAGACCAAGATGTAGAGCCGGATATTGACGCGGATGCTGGCTCAGACACGGATGTAAAAGTAAAATCAATTAAACAAGTAAGTTCGCCTATTAAAACACAAGATGCTATTCAGGCACAAGTTGAGCGCGATGCTTATGTTAAAAAACCAACGCATCCATGGATTCAAAAATTTATGAAAAATAATAATTATAAAATAATTGATAATGAAGGGGGAGGTCATTGTTTATTTGCTACAATAAGAGACGGTCTTGAAAAAGCCGGAAAAAAGGTGTCTGTTGGGGAAATGCGTAAAATTTTGGCAGACGAGGCAAATGAAGAATTATTTCAGGGATATAAAAACCACTATGAAATGGCTTTGAATGAAGCCGAATTTCTTAAAATAGAAATTAGTGATTTAGTTAAAGAACATTCTGCTTTAAAGAAACGTCTTAAATCAACAAAGGACAGAAATGAAAAGAAAATCATTATAGATGAAGCGGAAATAATTGGAGAGCGACATAAAATTGCAAAACTACAACGTTCATCAGCATTAGCCCTTTTACAAGAGTTTGTTTTTATGAAAGGCATAAATAATTTAGATGAATTTAAAAGTGTGTTACAAACATGTGAATTTTGGGGAGAGACGTGGGCTATTTCCACCCTTGAACGAGTTTTAAATGTTAAATTGATTTTATTCTCCGAAGAGTCGTACATGGAAAAAGATATGGATAATGTTATGACGTGTGGTCAATTAAACGATACGATTTTAGAAGAAAAAGGTGAATTCAAACCCGATTACTATATTATGGTTGATTATATGGGTAATCATTATAAATTGATTACTTATAAAGAGCGCGGGGCATTTATGTTTAATGAATTACCGTTTGATGTTAAAAAACTTATTGTTGATAAATGTCTAGAGCGTTTAGCAGGACCATATTATATCATACCCGATTTTAGAAATTTTATGGAAGAGCAACAAATTATAATGCCGGAAGAATCTCCACAAGAATTGAAATCCGATTTATATAATGAAAATACTGTATTTCAGTTTTATTCAAAATCAGGAAATAAGCCGTTACCTGGAATGGGAGCAGGTGAAACACTCGGCCCAGAAGGCAATAAAGAATACGCCGAATTAGCTCGTATTCCAGAATGGCGTAAAAAATTGTCTAATTTTTGGGTTCAAAAGTTTATATTGGATGGACACGAATGGAGTTCTGTAGAACACTATTATCAGGCGTCCAAGTTTAAACGTGATAATCCTGATTTTTATTTGAAATTTACGCTTGATGGAAATTTTGATGATGAGTTATCTCATGATCCAGCAATGGCGAAATCTGCTGGAGGCAAGACGGGTAAATATCAAGGAAAGCTTATTAGACCAAAAGGTGTTTCGATTGACTCGGATTTTTTTTCAGGACGCAATGAAAAAGAACTGGAAGATGCCATGCGGGCAAAGTTTACGCAAAATGCAGATCTTAAAACATTATTATTAGCAACAAAACGGGCAAAGTTACAGCATTTTAGTAGAGGGAAACCACCAGTCATATTTAATGATATGATGCGAGTTAGACGTGACTTATTATAATACAATATAATACAATATAATACAATATAATACAATATAATATATAGCATTTAAAATTTTTCAAATGCTATATGTATAGGTTATCTACAATGAATTTATCAAAAGATTCAGGAGAGATAATTAAATTAATATTACCCAAATTCAAAGAATGTATGATTTATAAAAATTTAAAAAATAAAACTGCATTAGATAAATTACTTATCAAACTATATAATGATATAGTTGAAGGGCATAATTTTGTAAAATATAAATTAAAACGAGGATGTATGAAAGCAATATTGAAACCATTAGGTGTACCTGAAAAACCGGAAATATATGAGACCAGATTTTTTCCACAAACAATAAAAACGTATATTGAAGATAGAGGAAAATACCAACTTACTTATAAATGTTCAATTAATAACAGAGAGATTACAATTAGATTTACCCTTTTTTCCGAAAATGATTTGGAACATTTAACTAAATATGATAACTATGCCCATCTGATGTATATATGGTTATATATCTGTGATATATATTCACTAAAAAAATGCGCAAATACATTATCAGTTTATGTTTATTTAACACCTTTTGATAAGAATCTACCGGATAAACTAACAACAACAATAGGTACAAATAATGTTAACACAGCATTTACTTTAGCGTGTGCCGTTAATGGAGAGATTGTTTTATTTCGAAAAGAGGAATGGATGAAAGTATTTATTCATGAGACATTTCATTCATATGGATTAGATTTTAGTTCATATACGTCGTCAAGTATTAAAGAATCAATTAAACAAATATTTCCTATTCAAAGTGATTTTATTATAGAAGAAGCATATGCCGAAACATGGGCAAGAATAATAAATTGCGCCTTTACTAGTTATAATTCTATGGGTGAAAAGAAAAAAGAAGAAAGGAAAAAAGAGTTTTTGTTGTATATGGATTTTTGTCTGCAAAACGAAAGATTATTTGCCTTATATCAGTGTAACAAAGTTTTGAATTTTATGGGATTAACCTATGAGGATATATATAGTAATAGTGAAAAAAGCATGTATTTAAGAAAAAATTTATATAGAGAAGATACTAATGTGTTTTCATATTATATTTTGACAGCTATACTATTAAATGATTATTATGGTTTTATGAGATGGTGTGAAAAAAACAACATTGGTTTTATCAGGTTTAATTCAACAGAAAAAAATTTGAGAGATTTTGGTGAATTAATTAAAGATTTATACAATACTAAAAGTATGCATCAAGGATTAAATTGTATAAGTAATTCAATTAATAACAAATTATATAAAAACAAATACGCGGGAAAATCGCCGGAACTACTTGAAGAACAGCGTAAATGGGTTGGTAATACTACACGAATGTCTTGCATTGAATTATTGTAAATGTTTACAAGGCGTATAGAAATTTAGTTTTGTGTTTTCATGTTAGATTGTTTACTATCGGGGTCATTCTCAATAATATTAGTTTGTTTTAAACATATAGGACAACTTCCAAAATCTTTAAAATGAGCACGGCAACAAGGACAATTCTGTCCGCAAAAATCGCCAAACGAAGAATAGTGTTCGTTTTTCGTCCATCCTTTGGGATGAATATCTACAAGTCCAGGAGCGTTACGTTCATTATCATTAGTGGTATTCAAGTTATTTAAAGAAGAGTTCATTATACACTGATATTTCTATTCTTATTTATATTTCTATATTTATATTCATTTGTTACATTGAATAAATATTTATTACATTGAATAAATATTTATTACATTGAATAAAGATAAAATTGATGTAATAAATAATGTATGTAACTATCTTACAAAAGTAAACAATAATGGGGGTTCGAAATTTAAATAGGTTTCTAAGAGAAAAATGTAAGTCCGAAATAAAACAGATTTCACTTAAAGAATTACAAGGTAAGAAAATAGTCATAGATACAAGCATTTATATGTATAAATTTAAAGGCGATGAAGGATTAATCGATGGTATATATCAATTAATCTCGTTATTTAGATATTATAATATAACTCCAGTATTCGTATTTGATGGAGAAGCGCCACAAGAAAAGAAAAAACTATTGAAACTGCGAAAGGTTGATAAAGATGAAGCTGAAATAAAATATAATATGGTAAAGGAACGGTTATCTTATTGTAGCAAAGAAGAGGAGGTTGAAATACTAGCAGAAATGGTTTCTTTGAAAAAGAAATTTATTAGATTGAAAAACAAGGATATATCAGAGGTTAAGCAATTGATTAAGTTATGTGGTGTTACATATTATGATGCTGATGGTGAAGCGGATCAGCTATGTGCAAAATTGGTTATAAAGAATAAAGCGTATGCGTGTTTGAGTGAAGATATGGATATGTTTGTATATAAATGCCCTAGGGTTTTACGCTACCTGAGTTTATTAAACTCCACTGTTGTTATGTATGATTTTAATGAAATATTAAATAATTTGCAGTTGACAAGTGATGAATTTCAGCAAATTTGTGTTTTATCTGGAAGTGATTATAATATAGATAGCACCAAAAATACTAATTTGTTTGAAACAATAAAATGGTTTGAAAAGTACATGGATTTTAATAAAAATTTAAAAACTGATAAATTGGATTTTTATGATTGGTTAGATAAAAATACCAATTATATAAAGGATTATTGTAACTTGATGTCTACATTAGTGATGTTTGACCTATCAGGTATGAATGTAAAAAAATTTGACAAGCAGAAAATTATAAATGGTCCCATAAATGATATAGAATTACACACATTTTTATATGATTACGGGTTTTTATTTGTATAATATTTTGTAATGACACTCACGAAGATATTCTTCGAAAAAATAA